AAGCTTGTGATAGTATCATATCCTATTTCCATGAGCTAGATACTCTTAATCTAGCATTTTCGAGATACGATCTAAAAGATGCGGACCCGCATGTTAAAGAAGATCGAACAGTATTTCCGATGAGTCTACGAGAAATTTATTTAAGACAAACAACTTCTGTACTTAATGCGTTTATGGAGTCTTTTGTTTCTTGTTGGGAGCAATATAAAAATAGATACAGTTTATTAAAAGTAGGTATTAAATATCAAATTCAAAGTGTTAGAATACAAAATACTCCCGTCGGTGGTGGATACCATACTTGGCACTGGGAGTCTGGTAGTTACATACACAGCCCTAGATTTATAACATTTATGACATACCTAAATGATGTAGAGGAAGGTGGCGAAACAGAGTTTTTGTATTTGCACAAAAGATTCTATCCAAAAAAAGGTACAACACTAATATGGCCTAGCGGGTTTACTCATTCGCATCGAGGAAATCCTCCACTGAGCAACGACAAATGGATATTAACTGGTTGGTTAACATTTATAGATTGATATTATGCGGGATTAGTTTAATGGTAAAACAGCAGATTTCCAATCTTCGGTCAGGAGTTCGATTCTCCTATCCCGCTCCAAATTACAATGATTGATATATTATCAACCTCTTGGCCATTGAAATCTATCCAGGATCGAGCATGGTACTATAAATCAAATTTTTTCAATGACGACGAAATTGAAAAGATCATGGCCATGGGACTTAGCCCAATCACTTCGACATCGTTAGAAAAGGGAACTCTAGTCAGTGGAAAAGATTCCACTAGTGTTAGAAATTGTATGATTTCTTGGATTAAAAGTGATCAACAATATAATGCTTGGTTATTTCAAAAAATTGCCGCAGCACTAAACGATGTTAATTCGAGTTTCTTTAATTTTGACATGTATGAAATACAAAATTTACAGTTTACCAAATATGATTCAACTAGTTTAGATTTCTACAATAAACATATTGATTTAGCATATGGTGGATTTAACACAAGAAAATTAAGCTTCACTATACAGCTTTCGGACCCTGATGAATACGACGGTGGCGATCTATTATATCACTATGCAAGTAAACCCGAAACGGGCGTAAGAGAAAAAGGAAGTATTATGATATTTCCGTCATATATGTTACATGAAGTTACACCAGTAACACGAGGTACAAGATACAGTTTAGTAGGATGGACTATGGGTCCATCCTTCAAGTGATAATTTAAAAAGAGGAAATTATGAGAGCAAGTCACATTTTAGTAAGTACAAAAGAACAAGCAGATGCGATCTTAGCAGAAGCTAATGCATTAAACTTTGGATCACTAGCACAGCAACACAGTGCATGCCCTAGTAAAGCCCGCGGGGGTGACTTGGGAGATTTTGGACCAGGTATGATGGTTAAGCCATTCGAAGATGCAACTGTATCAACTCCAATTGGTGCTATCAGTCAGCCGATACAAACACAATTCGGCTGGCATTTAATTCATCGCACAGGCTAATCAATGTCTTTAAAAATACGCAACATGTTTTCAAGTCCGGTAGTAACGGCTTGGTTTAATCTGGACAATGATGCACTGGAAAAGTTCTGTAGAGAAAAATGCAGCACTTCGGAAAAATATCAAAAACGTGGATTCAGTCAAAGTGATCCGTTAGATATGACCAGTCCAGAGCTCAGCACATTACTCAGTTGCGTACAAGATGCTCTAGATTTATCATACAAAGAGCTAGGGCTATCTCCTAATTATCAGCCAACAATCTTTGAAGTCTGGGCCAATGTGGATAATAACTGGTCTATTAGAGTTCCACATAGTCATCCTGAAGCGGCATTTGCTTGTGTTTACTACATTAACGGAAATGAAAATTCAGGTGCATTGGAGTTTGTTAATCCAAATCTTGCTCAAGCAAGGACCATACTACCAGATCATATTGCTGCATGGAATGAGTTTACTGGCAGTAGTTTTCATGTACAGCCAAGAGCTGGAAAATTAATTATATTTCCTGCTTGGTTATATCACTATGTAAATTCTGGTACTGGGAACGAAGAGCGTATAAGTATAGCGTTCAACGTAAAATTTGTTAAAAAAGAAACCCAATGAATACAATTATAAATGAAAATGATCTTTGTCGCAAATATGATTATAGCAGTTTACTAACCGCTGATGATACAGCATCTGCTACAGATATTATAAAATCAATTATTGATTCTGGAAATTATTTTAAAAACAGCCCGCCCTATCAAACACAAGAAAATATCTTTGGTAGACAAGAGCCCGTATGGTTAAAATACCGAATGACTTTTTTAACCAGTGTATTCTTATATCTTGGGCAAGAACATAGAGTCAGTAATATGATGGCTTGGTCATTTATGACCAATTTAGGTACAGTTGAAGATAGAGACAAATATTGGCACCATCATAATAAACACAGCGGACAGAGTCTAAGCGGTATTATGTATTTGCATATTCCCGATGATGTTAAAGACTTTGATACTTGCGGAACTGAAATGGCTCCGAATGGTCCAGAAGGGGATGGCAAGTTTTTTGTTCGACCTAGCTACTATACATGGTTAATATATCCTAGCAATACTTGGCATAGACCCGGTATTGTACAGAGCAATCAATATAGATTTATTTTGGCTGCCGATATTGATTACGAATAGATTGACAACTAGAGTAAACACTGTTATAATTGTATTTTAATTAAGGAATGATATGAAACCTAAAGTCCTAAGCCGTGGTCCAGAACTTGATACAGAAAAGTGTATCCGCAACGTGGGTAATCTACGTTACGATCTAATCCTAATTGCTGCCCAACGTGCTAGAGAAATTAAGCGCCAGAATAAAGGTAGCCAAAGTTATGAACACAAATTTGCAGTAGTTACTGCACTAATGGATGTGCAGAACAACAATATCGATCCATTGACCTATTTGGCTCGAGTTAAGTAAGAAGTAGGGTCGTTAGCTCAGCTGGTAGAGCGTCACGTTTACACCGTGAATGTCGGCAGTTCGAACCTGTCACGACCCACCAGGAGATAGCATGACAGAAGAAAAGAAATCAAAAAATCCGTTTATTGCCGCAGCCAAAAAGGCAGCAACCAATCCCAAAGCACCCGGTGTTAAAACTTTACAAGTGCAAGCTGCCAAATATGGCAGTCAAGTAAAGGGCAATAAGCCAGCAACTCGCTCGGCAGGTCGCGGACGTTAATACGGTAGGGTGGCAGAGAGGCCCAATGCAAGGGACTGCAAATCCCTAAAACCGTCGGTTCAAATCCGACCCCTACCTCCAACTTGACAATCCTGTCTTTTGGCTGTATAATAGTATTTTAAATAAGAAAGGAGGCGACTATGCCTAGCGTATTTTTAGTGAGTGATACGCACTTTGGTCATGCCGGCGTATGTCGCTTTATGCGTAACGACGGAGTAACTAAATTGCGCCCATGGGACAATCCAGACGAAATGGACGAGTTTATGGTAGAAGCATGGAACTCTAAAGTCAAACCCACAGACAAAGTATATCACCTAGGTGATGTAGTTATTAATCGTAAAGCGTTACCGATTATGAAACGTTTAAACGGTGACAAGGTACTAATTCGTGGAAATCACGATATTTTTCCAGATGTGGAATACCGCAAATACTTTCGTGAACTACGTGCTTACCACGTTATGAACGGAATGATTTTAAGTCATATCCCCATCCACGAAGAAAGCCTTGGACGCTTTGGTGTTAACATTCACGGACATACACACGCAAACCGTGTTATGAAAGATGGTGTTATTGATGTTAGATACCATAGTGTTTGTGTAGAAACTACTGATTTTGCACCAATTTTATTCGAAGAAGTAGTTGCAAGAATAGAAGCAGAAGGCGGAACAATAGGATTTACCAACGGTAACTACTAGTAATAGCAGTAGAAAATAGGGCTTTCGGGCCCTATTTTTTTGACTGAACAATGCTATCTCTTTAATAAATACACTATAATAATCATCACGAAGATGAAGAAATAACGGAGATAGCACATGTCGCTACAAATTAGACGCGGAACTGAAGCTCAAAGATCATCAATTACCTTTGATCTAGGTGAAATTGTATACACAACAGATAGTAAAAAATTGTACGTCGGCGACGGTGGTACACCTGGTGGAAATAATATTCTTAGTACAGCAGCTGGTACTGGATTAACTTGGAATTCAACTACTAATACTTTAAACTTTAGCGGAGATTTATCGGGATATACAACTGATAATATTGCTGAGGGAACTGTTAATCAATACTTTACTAGAAGTCGCGCACAGGATGCAGCGGCTGCAATATTTACTGCTGTTGGATCTCCTACTGTAACAGGTACAGTGACATCAACAACTGCTCCACATACAGTTACGGTTAGTTCTAACAGTGGCTTAGTAGCTTTAGAACCTTTTGTAGTTACTGGCACAGGCGGTAATGGTTTAGCTACAGGAACATATTATATTGTTAATCCAGCTGCTGGCACAAATCAAATTACCGTAGCAAGTTCATTAGCCGATGCACAAGCCGGTACAGCAATTACTGTTACCACTGGTGGATTATCCACAACAAACTTCAGTGCTGGGGGTGGCGGTGATTCAAACATTACATTTACCTATAACTCAACAGCAAAAACTATAACTGCTACTGTTAGTTCACTTGCTGCTGGTATAAACAGTGTCAATGAAGATACTAGTCCATTGCTCGGTGGTAACCTAGGATTAAACAATCATAATATAACAGGCACTGGTAACATCGGAATCACTGGAAACATTTCTGGTTCGGGTACAATTACTGCTACTACCGGACTAGGTGCTAACTTACCACTAAACTCTTACAACATTACAGGTACTGGTAATATTGGAATTACTGGAACTATTTCAGCAACAGGTTTAGGAGCAGATTTAGCACTAAATTCACATAATCTTGTAGGCGGCGGTAGTATTTCTATGTCAGGCCAACTAGTTGTAGCACAACCTACAAACGGTGCTCAACTTGCAACATTCTATAGTGAAGTGTATCCGGCAGATTCTTGGATTACTATTAATGCATCCAGGGGTACAACCAGTGCACCAACTACAGTAGCAATTGGCGATTCACTAAGTGGTGTCGATATATTTGCATGGGACGGCACAGCATATAGCCGTAGTGTTGCATTTGGTGCCAGTGTAGATTCACACGGTTCTGTATCTACAGGACTTGTTCCAGGTAAATTTTTAGTAGTAACGCAATCAAGTGCTTCCGGTGCAGTAGCCGGTGATAAACAAATTTTATCATTTAGTAGTTTGGGAGTACTTACTGCTCCTGTAATGCAAACAGGATTATATGCAACAGGATCTTATCCTGCTAGTCCAGCTAAGGGCATGATTATATTTGATAGTAATACAAATCATTTTATGGGATATAACGGTACATCTTGGGTAGCATTTACTGGACCTTAATCAATACTGATAACTAGCATTGCAAAAATCCTTAAATACTAGAAATATTTAAGGATTTTTTATGAAGGTATCAAAAATACCCGGTCTGGGAAGATTTGGCATATTCATCGATGATGTGGATTTTGAACATCTAACTGATGAAGAATGGATAGAGATTGGACAACTACACTTACAAAATTTAGTTACAATTATCCGTGATTGTAATCTATCCTGGACAAAGCAAACTGAATGGTGTATGAAGTGGGGTGATACTCGCTACGGTATTCGCTATCTAATTCTTAAAAAATATCAAGGAAAGACTTGGAGTGAAGTAGTAAAGCTATCACTAGAAGATAGTCCAGAGATTGATCCAATCGATAAACTACGATTACAAAACATTGCTCGTATGCAACAGATTAGTCCAGAGGGGCGACATGTAATGCGAGTTACAGGCAAGAAGGATGAATCCGGCAATCCTTTAGGTATGTTTGCCGAAGGCGAACTTGCTTGGCATAGTAATGAAAGTGCTACTCGTACATTTACTCCCGGGGTTGCACTATTAGGTGCAGAAGGCATGACTAATTCCGCAACTTGCTTTTTAACGACTCCGGATTACTACGAAAGCGTAAGTAATGCATTCCGTAGTGAATTAGATGAAATGGTGTTGCTACATCGATTTACTCCGGGCAAAATGAATCCAGGACTGCGTGATGAGCAAGATGAAGTTATGCATGCTAATATGTGTCCAGAAGATGATTCTGAAATGCCTATGGTTATGCGTAGCCCAGGTGGTATCATTGGTTTGCATTATAGTATACATACTGTACATAGTATCAAAGGATTAAGTAAGAAGGCAAGCGATGAAATATTTGCTGCTATTAATCGAGAATTATTTACTGAAAAATATATGTACGATCATTGGTATAAGAACGATAACGACTTTTGTTTGTTTGATAATTCAATTACCCTACATCGTCGCTTGGGCGATACTACAAATCGACTAGCATATCGTATACAGCACGACTATAGTAATTTACAAACAGAATTCTGGCAGCCTTATTTGTCTGAACCATTTGCCAGCGAGTATGAAAAAGAAATTGCCTACTATGTTGAATTGGCAGGTATTAAAGATTTTAAACTACCCCAATGAATCAACAAGTTTTAGACTTTTATTATGCTAATAAGGATTGCAAATATTATCCCCCAACACTTCCAAGAAAATTAAGTGTTTTAGAAGGCGCAAGGTGGATTTTAAACAATCCCGATTTTGCTTGGTTAAAATTAAAAATTAAAACTGACATAACACAATGGAAGGCTGAATTAAACAATGCTGAACCCTATTATGTTGCCCATCGTGAGGGAGAAAGTGAAGGTTGGGAAAGTTGTTGTATACATGGTATTCGAACTGATACTACTCAAAATTGGCCCGAATATGTTAGCGAAGAAACTGCTGATACTTACAAGTGGACAGAACTTAGTCCACTAGTATCGGGAGTTACAAAATTTTGGAAAGACTTTCCATCAGCAAATTATAAACGTGTTCGATTTATGAAATTAAAACCAAATGGATATATTTCCCCGCACAGCGATAGACCGGGTCAAAGTATTCCAGGAGAGCCAGTTGATTATGATCCTTTAGAACTAGGATGTCCAATTAATGTTGCTATAGTACATCCTAGATCGTGTCACATGGTTCTAGAAGGATTTGGTGTAGTTCCTTTTTCAGAAGGTGATGCATTTCTTATAAACATAAGACATAGACATGCTGTAATTAATTTTACCAACCAAGAACGTATCCATATGATCGGATTTGGAGTAGCTGGTGATAAGAAAGAAGAATTTGCCAATTTAATCATACAAAGTTATATAGATCAATGAATATCAAAGAATTTAAAGAAGGTACTTCATCAAATGATATTATCTTTTGTATAATCGATAATACACATACCTATACAAATGATTGGAATAGAGAACTTATTAAAAATATAAGTGATTTTTGTCTACAAAATATAACCATCCAAGGATACACAGTATTACAAGGTACTAATGAAGATTTACTATTGCAAGAAGCTGCAACTAGATCTTCTAAGTATGCAGTAGTATTAACAACCGGCACTGAATTTATTACTCGTTATGTATTCTTTGATTTGCTAAATGATCTATATCAAAAAGAAACATTTTTCTTATTAGGTCATGTATTAGATAGAAAAGAATTTTATTACGAATTGCATCAGCAATGTTATGTAATCAATTTAGAGATGTATAAAAAATTAGGTATGCCAGAAATAGGGCAACAACAGTTCTTTAGTCCTCATGTACAACTATGTCCAATAAGAAGCATAGATACCTATCACGATGAACATACTCCTAAATGGGTTATGAAAGGTACAGAGTCGGCACAGTATCAGCATAAAGCGCACGGTTATAATATTCTAAGTATAGCGTTTGAACAAAATTTACCTATTAAGGTATTTGACGAAACTTTTAGAGAATCCAAAAAGCACTATTATCCGGAAAACGACCATTCGTTTGTTGATCAAATAAACTATGCCTACTCTCGATTTAATTTTTGTTCAGGTCAGGCAATATATCCTATTAATTCTGAGCAAATGAAATTCGATGTTCCGGGCCCATTACGACAATTAATAGTTCCAGCGAGCGGGTTAGGTTGGGTTGAACATTTAGTCAATATAGGTTATAATGAACATACAGTTGTAAAGTTCTTTGACTATAGCCCACCTACTTTAGAATATCTTCGTGCGATAACAACATGGGATGGGGTAGACTATACAAACTTCTTCAAATCTTTTATGGACTGCAAATATGGATATTTGCAAAATAGCGAATCTATTATATATTGTGGACCCCAAGATATTGAAACAGAATGGGAAGAATTTAGTTCACAATTTGATTGGAAAAATCTGTGGGACGATATTAAAAGCAAAGTACGCTTTGAATTTCATTTAGTTAATTTATTAGACTCAACTAGCGAACTTAATTGGATAGATAACGTCGATGGTGTTAGTTTAATTAATGTTAGTAATATTTTTAACTATATCGGAACAGCAACATTTTACAGTACTAAACAGCGATTACACGCAGAATCTAATTTAATTAATAAACTTAGAGATAAGGTACCCGATATATATGTTCAAATCTCTCGATTTGCAAGTGACGGATTTATTTCAAGAGAAACGGGAATCAAGCATGTAGCGGATATTCCCTTAATAAAGATAACAGATCTCAATGCTCCAACATGGCATCAAACTGATTGGTCCATCTAGGTAAAGAGTTTAATTGTTTTAAAAATACTTGAGTATTAAGACGCCAAAAAGTTTGTATATGTCCTCTATATTCTAATTCACAGGTGCGTTCTAGTGCACCTGTTTCTACGAGTGCAGGACAATATATGTTATGTACTAATCGCTGTGTACCAACATCACTAGGATGACTAGATATGTATAAGTCTTTATCAATACCAGCCCATTCAATACATGCAGGAATATAAAATTGTGCTGTTATATTTTGATGCTGTTGACAAGTATATTTTAATCCTCGTAATTGAGTGTGTGGTGTCATATCTGTGAATACACACGTTCTAGTACATATTCTATAGGAATTAGGACCTAACTCAGGAAGTGAATGTGCGGCTACACTACCAACAGCTTTTCCACTGTAATACAATATCCATATCGCCCATTTATTTTCACGCTGTATACGTTCAACCATAGCAAACTGACTTTCGTTGTTACTAAAGCCCCTACGTCGAGCTTCTGCGTAGAACTCTGTTAGATCTAAATCAGGAGACCATTCAACTAAGGAATACATTCTTTGCCTGCTCTATAAATTCATCTGGATAGTTATTTCTGAAACTTTCAAAAGTTAATAATTGCATAGTTAATAATGATTGCGGCTCATCCCAATCTATTCCCATAGCATCTGTTTTGGGTTTCATTTCTGCACGACGTCCCTCGCTGATGTGACTTAGGTGATCTCTTACTGTTATCGGACCCTCTGACTCGTTGTACGTAAAGAAGTAATTGATACTTTTAAGTTTTCCATCTACTACAAAATAACTACTAGGGTGCATACTGTATTTGTAGTAGCCCATGTCTTTGTGCGCACGAATAATAGCCAGCATTTGTTCTTGCCAATCTGGAACTACCTTGCTATAGTTTTCTTGCAAGCAGCCTGCCTGTTCCCAAAAGTCAGGACCATCTATTTCCAAATAAATTTTCTTTTCTAGTATGTCAATTTTTTTAATCTTTGGTACTAGATCGGGGTAGTATTGACTCATGTTATGTAGATAGAAAATTTCTCTATTCCACTTTTCTTTCATCAGTGCAGGATCTACCACTTCGTTCATTCCTTTATGGTATTCACTATCATTATGATACCATTGTACGAATATTTTCTTATCTGCACTAATCAAACTAGTATAAATGAGATTATTTCGGCAAGGTCCGAATCCGGGCACATTATTGTAATAATAAGAAAATTCCATAGTATATTATAACATCATAAATATTGAGTTATAAGTAGTTATCAGTAATAATTTCACGAGAAAAATAATGTACTCTATAGATACTATGGGACTGTGCGAGCATTGTTATCGCCATATTCCAGCAAGAAGATTCGAAGAAGATGGGCAAATCTGGATTGAAAAGAACTGCCCTGAACACGGCTATACCAAATATATTGTAGAAAAAGATGCAGATTTTTATCATAGTCTTGTTCGTAGCGGTCCATTCTATTACGACCCAAGTAGCTACGGGATTGAAGTTACTGATCGCTGTAATTTAACATGTCCGCACTGCTATCATTTACCTGATAATCGAATTGTAGATAGGTCAATTGATGATGTATTAAACGAGATGCTGACAATGAATCCAAATGATGGATGGTCTATGACATTAGCTGGCGCCGAACCAACAATGCGTAAAGACTTGCCAGAGCTAGTTAAAGCCATGCGCGATCTTGAAAAAGACCCTAACTATAAACCTAGAGACATTCTTATTGTGACTAATGGTGTATTATTAGAGCGTGTTGAACTAGTTCAAAAATTAAAGGACGCAGGTTTATATGCAGTTACCTTGAGCTTAAATCACCCCACATATCAGGGTATACTTACTTACAAAAGACAACAAAAAGGAATACAAAATTGTTTAAACGAAGGATTAAAACTTACTAACATTAATCATACATTAAGTTATTGGGATCAATTAGAGGATGTATTAGAAGTTAATCAATCATATAAGCACAGTGCAGAAGAATATCGAGTTCGAGGAGGTACTGATATTGGACGTAGTCCAGATGAACCTAAGAAATATCTTAGTGATTTAGTACGAGAAGCTCAACGTATTAGTGAATCTAAAGGATGGGAGTTTAAAATTATTCCAGGAGATAATAATATATATCATGTAATGGCTACAATCAATGATATCCCACATCGATTAATTCAGTGGGCAGACGTAACAACTTTAGACTTAGAACAATGTAATAGTGGACCTTGGTGTAATTTTGCAAAAACACCTTATGTATCTAATATGCTACATCAATGTATATTAAGAGATGGATTAGTAAATAAAGGTTTACCTGCTTTAGACGAGATTCCGTTAAAATATAGAAGAATGTATCAGTGGGAACAAGAGCAAAATGCTAAAGGGAATTAATAATCAACCATATATCGATATGGCTCCATATATAGATATGGTTGCATTTGATCAACTACAACCAGAAATTCTTTCGGGTTTTGCTCTAGCTAGAGACTATGCTAAAGAAGGTACATGGATGACTCCTGGGTTTACATTCAAGGACATGAGTTATATTCTACATTGGAAACCCATATACAAAGCCATGACAGAGTTTTTAGACTTGCCCAATGACGATCCTATTAAGATAGCAGGGTTAAAACTAATCCCTAAAGATTTTAAAAACTTTCAAGAACGTAATATATTCACACGTTATATTAAAATGGCTATGGGTGCATATGATCCTTACATCTACTATTACTTGTGGGAAGAAGGATCTTGGGATGATAGAACTGCTCCACGCAAACTAACACCCGAAGCTGAATACTTTCCTGGCACTGTTAAATGGGTTGAAAGTCTAGTAGGTACTGTATTTGAAGACATAGGTCGTGTTATATTTTTTCACTGTGAAGCAGATGGTATTCCTTTCGAACATAGAGACTTAGATGCTAAGAACGGAATCGATAAAGTTGAGCCACACCGTAATGAGTTCATACATATACGTCCCAATACTAAGAAATCCTTTTACTTGTGGGATCCCGAAACTAAGAACAAGACATATCTGAACACTCGTGCCGCTTGGTGGAATGATGTTGATTGGCACGGCGGTGAACGTATAATGGAACAAAGCTACGGACTACGAATTGATGGTAAGTTTACTGAAGAGTTCCGTAAGACGCTAGGCATCGACCATATTAAGAGTTACTAATGAAGTATATCGGAAACTACAGCAGTTGGATTGATGTCGATTGGATAACCTATTTATTAAATAATAGCGGAACTCCTCGACCCAAAACTGCCGAGGCAAATCCTGATAGTCCAGAGTTTAGAAAAGCAACCAGTGCCGGATATGATCTAACACAAACATATTGGCAACATTATGATCAAGATAGTTGTCCATTAACATTTACACCACCATTTAAAACTGATGGTAAACTAATGTGGTGGTTTATTAAAATGTTACCCGGAAACTTTATGCCTATGCACTGTGACCCGCATGTAACTGAATCAGGAGTCGTTGACTGTAAGAGATATTGGATTCCTTTACAAGATTACGAACATGGTCATATATTCATTTATAATAAAGAATTTATAACAGACTATAAAGCAGGGGATGTTTTTATGTATGACGATCCTAACGAAATACATGGTGCATGTAACATTGGATATACTCCTCGACTTGTAGCAAATTTTAGCACATATACATATGAAACTCCTCGGTAACTATAAAGATTGGATTACTCCCGAACTATGGCATATTTTAACTTCTACAGATGGAGATTGTATCCCTGTATGGCAGCCGGAACGCTGGACTGGAAATGATCTATTAGACAGTGCTAGAATTCTTGCAGAAAAAGGATATGCACATAGAAATCATAATTTTCAACAATATAATAGTGAATCTAAAGAGTTTCAAAATTTCGATCTTAAAATGCCAATACCGATAGAGCGTCAACATTATCATTGGTGGTTTGTAAAGTACTTACCTGGGCAAATGCAACCAATGCATTTTGATCCTCATGTGACTGAAATTAAAAATTGTTTAAGATATACTATGATGTTAGAAGATTATCATCCCGGGCATGTGTTTGTATATGATGATCAACTACTAACAAATTACAAAGCAGGTGATTTATTTTTGTGGCCCGATGCTATGATATATCACGGTGCAGTTAACATTAGCTACAAAACTAGATACAGTTTTCAGCTAACTGCTTATGACCAATAATATGGAACATATATTTTGGGGTGAGCCCAATATTTGATCCTGCATGCCATTCTCGATAGTTTTCCCATTGAATGTAAGATCCAATAGGTTGATTAGCATAAACTTGAGACCCGATTACAAAGACATGTCCCGGAGAAGGCGGTTCTATAAAGTAACTAAATCTTATTAATGGTCCTTGTTCTAAGTATGAACTTTCGTTGTCATCAACGTCCCAATGCCACGGTGCACAATAACCAGGATCAATTCTGCTAATCCAGGATCTTACAGCAGTGATACCTAATTTGTCAGCGACACAGATTTCGATATATTTAGAATAATGTATACCAGGATAAAAATTAGTCCATTTAATAGAGGACATGTTAAAGTTGGCTTTCTGCCAAAGTTTATAAATTTCTGTGTACCCTGGCGTATCGAGATTCCATTTTGAAGGATCGGCGGTAATATCAATCCCAACATCTAATTTATTAATTACTATATCCCAATTAATCATTAAACAACCTTTTGTATATGTCTGGCAGTATATCATCTGGCCATTTAACCCAAGATTGTAATGCTCCTTTGAATAGTATCTCAACATTGAGAATATTATCTGTTATTGCTGCGGCAAATCTCGGTCCAGATGTTTCACCGATCATCCCTTGTATGTGTTCTAGTTGCACATAAGGATTATTTCTTTTTACACAACCGTAAAAATCAAATGTACGCATTACACCATTATCGATATAGTAGCAATGAGGATATAAACTAGTTTTGTAATATCCGCTATCAACAATATCTTTAATAATAAAAAACATCTGCTCCTTCCAATCAGGGCACTCGTCTTTTAATTCACGACCACTATAGATTATTTGATTACACGTTTCCCCAGTCCAACTAAAGAATATTTTTTGTTCTTCTTTATCTATTGTAATATTTCTAGGAGCCCACGGTTTATCTTTAAAAACAGTTAGATATTCAACTTCGCGTTCGAATAAAAATTTAACCATTTCTGCAGTATAATACGGACGATTAGGTAACCAGTGTGCTAAATCTTCGTTTTGATACTTGCTAGTGTGATCAAAATGCATACAAAAAGTATTACCGCTAGGACTAACCAGAGGAGTATAAACTAGATTAGTCTCAATCAGATTATTATCTTCTGGGTTAATCTTATAGAAAGGCTTCCAGTTATCTATGTTCATACGTCAATGGTTAATGTAAAATAATCTTTGGTTAATTCTTCTAGTTCATCTAAATAATCTAGTTCTATTGTTAGTGATGCTATTAAATCTTCACCGTTAAATTTACTAACAATTCCTCTCTTAAATGCCAAATTTAGCCATGGACTAATAATATCATCAAATATAAATCTACGATCTGTAATTATATCTTTAAGTGTTATGAATACTTCAATAGGATCCTTAAGCACATTAGTTGGTAATAATTGTCTAACTACTAACTGTATGCGGTCTTCGCTACCAAAATTAGCAGCAGTATGTCTAACACCCGCATTCATTGTATACCATTGACCATTTACTTCAGTTAGATGCATTATGTGTTTTTCTAAATCGATTAAGTAAGAATGATTACCTTGTATAGTTAAATGCCAACGATCATCTATATCAGCGTGACTAGGATATGCCTCACCCGGAGTTAATTTAATTAATCTAGCTTCACCTTTATCTATAGTAATACTATTTAAAATTTCTTCCCAAACGGTATTTTTGTACTCAGACTTAATTTTCCAAGGATCGTGAAAGAAATTGCCTGTGGGCTCATTTAATACTAACCGTGCATCTATTTCGGGCAAAAATTTGGCTGCCTGTTGTAATAGATTGTTAGATATAGTATAATTAGTAAGTCCTAGCATGAAATATTTATGTGCTAGTATTATAGTGTAAATAATTCATGAAACAACTAAGAGTCGCCCCTACTTATGATCCGAAATGGCTAGAAAGAGAAAGACCACAACCTCTGTCAGATACTAGGATTGAACAACTACAGCAAGATGTCTTAAATGGTAGTTTGGACAAAGATATAACAGACGCTGTTTATACAAATTTCAAACGTGAAATGACTAATTGGATTTTTAACAGTCGATTAAACTATCTACAAGGATTTGATTCTTTTGATCGAGTAGATATTATAAACGGATGTACACAGTTAATCGACACCATGTATATGCGAGGAAATGTACAAGTGATCGAAGGCGATTATAGATATCACAAACGCCTAGGTAATTGGTACCGTAAGACAGGAGAATTAACTCCACTTATTCCATTAGTCATTGCCCTGCCATTTCCTAGTACAGGCGATGTGCATAATCAAATGAAGGAAATATTAGATGAATGCCTTGATAAAAATATCCCGGTACATATCGACGGAGCATGGATCACGTGTTGCCGCTCTATTAGTTTTGATTTTAATCATCCTGCTATACGCAGTGTATCAATCAGTCTTTCTAAAGGTTTAGGGCTAGGCTGGAATAGAGTTGGACTACGGTGGACTCGGGAAACAGCAGCAGATGCTATTACTATTATGAATGACTTTAATATGAATCTCCGGGCACCGGCAATGATAGGTTTGCATTTTTTGCGTAATTTAGAACCTGACTATCTTTGGAATACCTATGGAAACATATATTACAAGATATGCGATGATTTTAAATTAACTTCAACTAACAGCATTTACCTTGCTCTTAAAGATAACCACCCAGTTGGCGTAAGCCCCTTAATAAGATATGTCGCAGAACAGTAAAACATTTTGTATGCACCCGTTTACTGGGCTAGCTACTAGAGAAGACGGTGCTATCTGTGCATGTTGTCGTAGCCACCCTGTTGGATTTATAGATAAGCAATCATTAGAAGAGATTTGGAACAACGATACGATGCGTCGTATTCGTAAGAGTGTGCTGAATAACGAACGACCACCGGAGTGCAAGCCTTGCTTTAGTTTAGAAGATCAAGGTGTTGAATCGTTGCGTATGCGTCATATAGCAGGTCGCATACCAGAAGCTAGAGTTAACTTGTACCCAAATGCACTAGACAGTTTAAAAGAAGATTACAGCATGCCTTTTGAGATTCCTACCATGGAACTCAAACTAAACAATCTGTGTAATCTTGCATGTCGTATGTGTCATCCTATGGATAGTACTAGTTGGACTGACTGGAGTGAAGTTAAAGAATTCTACAAAGCAGAAAATAATATTATGTATGCTATTGTAGAAGAACACGGATTAGAACGTAAACCATTTTTAGATAAATTTCAAGATGACCCGAGGTGGTGGGCTAGTTTAGAAAAGTTACTACCTTACTTTCGTCGTGTAGAATTTGCTGGCGGCGAACCTCTAATGGATCCGCAACACTACAGAATTTTAGATATGCTTGCTCCCTATGGTTCACAAATAGAAATCAAGTATGCTACTAATTTAACAATGCTAGGCAAGGGTGGGCGCACTGTTTGGGAATATTGGCCAATGTTTAAAAGTGTAGCAGTTAACGTTAGCATTGACGGTATTGGTGATAGTTATGAATATATCCGTACAAACGCACACTGGACTAAACTAATTGCTAATATTCGTCAAATACAAACTATACCAAACATTAGTCGTATTGTAGGTGCAGTTACTGTGCAAGTTAGTAATGTCTTAGTCTTAGATAAGATTATAGAATTTTTCTTAGATAATCTAGGTATTGTATTTCATACACATCGTGTATCCTATCCTAAAGTGTTAAGTGCGCAGGTACTACCGCATCCATTAAAAGCATTGGCCATACAGCGGCTTGAGGATATTAAACTCCGTGTGCCAGAATTTAAAATGGTTAAACAACATCCTGAGCTGTTAGAATACACCCTAGGACAAATTCAAGATAATATAAATTATATCAATGCTGTAGACCAAAGTATGTTGTGGAATGACTGTGTAGAATTTAATCGTAAACTAGATGCTAGTAGAAACAGCAAAACATTTACAGAAGTAACCATGGAGTTTAAAGACTATGCGTAAAGTTACTAGTAGATGGCCACATCAGAATAGTATTAAAGTTGAATGGAACTTAGGTAAGCGTTGTAATTACGACTGTAGTTACTGTCCAGAAAGCATACACGATAATTATAGTTCCCCTACAGATATAAGTATCCTTAAGGGTGCTGTAGATAAACTAATAACCTTAGGCAAGCCTGTGCGTTTAAGTTTTACAGGAGGAGAACCTACTGTACACCCTAACTTTGAAGAACTAGTTAACTATGCTAAACATGTTGGTATTAGTTGGATTAGTGTAACTACCAATGGAACCCGTACCGCCGAATGGTATAAGAAGCAGCGGGTTGATCAATATGTGTTTAGCATACATTTTGAATATGATTTCAAACGTGTACTACATACTGCTACAAGTTTAAAAGATACTAATAAATCACTAATCTTACAACTTATGGCGCATCATGATCATATGAAAGATGTTAAAGATTCTGCAGGGTATCTTGATATTATTAAAGTTCCGTACACGGTACGCAGGATTCGTTGGACTGAAGGAAACCACGATTTATTTGATGACATGCGATATCATCCGGATGATTTAACTTGGATCAAAGAAAGTGAATCAACTGTTGCTCCTAATGTTATTATTTGGTTGGACGACAAATATGCGCAAATACCCCAACATGCAAATGATGTTATCAAACTACACCGTAATCAATATAAGGGCTGGCAGTGCAATGCAGGCATAGAAAGCCTAATGATCAATTGGGATGGTGATGTACATCGTGCTACTTGTCGTGTTGGCGGTAGCTTAGGAAATATTTACGAAGGAAACTTTGTTGTACCTACAGAGCCTATTATTTGTGATCGTAACTATTGTACCTGTGCAGCAGATATTCCACTGACTAAAATTAAACTGCCCGAATCGGAATAACTCGAGATTTTCTAGTATTAATTTCTGGTTGGCAAATACATTCTTGTTTACTACAAATAACTGGCTTAATATTTGGATTAAATTTTAATTTAAATGCAGGGTCGTATATATTATAGCTTGTAGGTAGTTGATATAATTTTTCACTACACGCTCCCATTATTTCACCGGACTTGTCAATAAAGAATGTGTCAATACCTATATTACAACTCCATCCTTTGAATTTATTTAACTGTTCACCTAAGATCCAATGTAGTGGAACTCGCTTGTTAGTTCCATCGCTGAAAAATACTGTGGGTTTTTTGTAAGCTGTCTTTTTTGCAGAGAACCAATACCACGGCCACGGTATGCGTTTTAAATCGTTAATAAGATACTTTCGTTCTATAGAAGTATATTTTACACCAACACCAACAAGTTCTCGTACTGTTATGGGCCATCGATATTTGCTAGTTTTTAATTTTTCTACAATGCCGATACATTTATACCATTCTTTAGGATCCATAAGTACCAAGGCATTTACCCACTTACCTTTTTTGTACAATATATCAGCAACTGCTTTAGTGTGTTCAATGTCAACTCGTTCATGATGACAACTTAGTATAACGTCATCTATATAGTCGCCGTGTTCTTCCCACCACCGTAATGTGCGTGAACCATTTGTACTCATACTAATAATACAGCCATATTCCTCTTTAAAATATCTAATAAATTTTTCAAAGTCAGGCCAAAGTGTAGGTTCACCGCCGATGATAAACAAACACACTCGACGTTTAGGTGTATTCTTCCTATAGTAATCAATAATATGTCCTAGATTATCTTTGACTTGTTCTAACTTAGGCCACCGATGACTACCGCTATGATAATCTGGAGAGCAATACCAGCAGGAATAATTACAAACATTACTCAAGAACAATTCTATTCTTAAATAATCTCCGGGTAAATTACTATCAACTTTAATTAAGTCTTTCATAGCAAGTGTGCAATTTCAGGAAATGTTTCCCTGAACTCTGTTTTACGTTGTGCATCCATTGTATTAATATATTCTCGAAAATCAGGTAGTAAGTTAGTATGGTCTTCTGCATCCATCCAATCTAATATACCCTCCCAACGTTTCCAACCATAGGGATTAGTTTCCCAGAATTCAGCATCCTTAGTATAATTGTCCCATAGCCATTGCTGTAATTCTGCAAATAGCTCACGCACTTCTAGTTTATCTTCTTTAGGTAATACACGTAAGCTCATCCAAGTGGGGATCCAGACTAAATGTACACCTACTAGTCCGCCACCGTTAGTTTGACCTGCTACATTCTTTTCAAAGTTTAACTTTTTAAAATTGCTCTTAACTTTCCATTTAATAAAGTCTGGAATATGTTTGATATTTAAAATTTGCACTGCTAGGGCAATATTACACAAAATATTATCTGGAGTATTATCTAATTTATGCAAGTTTTCTTCCACAATCTTCCAATCAGTTGGGAATCGTATATAGTGATTACGATCGCCCATGCCGTCTAAACTAACACCGACTTTGACTTTCTTAAACTGTTTCCAAATATCAATAATCGCATCATCTAATAACAACAGGTTAGTATTATATCTCAATGAAATCTTATCTGCATACCCACGTTTAATAATTTCTTCTAAGAACATCTTATGTTCACGGATCATCAACGGTTCGCCTCCAGCAAAATATAGTTGCTTTAAATTAGGAATTTGATCGTAGACTTCTCTCCAGAATTCTGGATTTTCGTGCCAAAAATTGTTATGAGATTTTTTATCCCAATACATTTGTTTTTTAATTAACGGACTTTCAAATATAGGAAATACTTTCTTGTATTCTCCAACCCACTGGCTGCTATCATGTGGACTACACATGATACATTTTAAATTACAAGTATTACCTAGGCGTAAATCCAAATATTGTAATTTATAAGGAACTGTGCCATCTTCTTCAGTTTCTGCAATTAGTTCTTTAATATCTATTTGTTCGTGTAGGTGCCAAGTCCCAGTTTCCCAGATTCGTTTGCTAGCAATACCTTCTTCTTCTTCCTTAAAGCATTTAACACAACTAGCTGGCACTTCTCCTGCTAGCATAGACTTGCGTACTGATTTCATG